TAAGGTGCAAGTCCAACACCGAATTCATCTGCATTATCAGGTTTAGGCATCATCATAATTACTGCAGGTTTTTCTATTGTGATTAGAACATTACCTTCAATTTCTTCTTCTTTCACGTCACCAATTATATCCTCACCTGAGGTTAATCTGATAATTCGAATGTTGGACATTGCTTTCTCCTATGATATTTTAATTTTTACTGGTTTGTCTTCTTCAGGTATAACTCTTCTAAGTTCTACTTTCAAGACACCATTTTCCAATTTACCACCACTAACTTCTACATCGTCAGCTAAAGTAAATTGTCTTTCAAATGACCTGGAAGCTAATCCTTTATGGATAAAGTCTTTGTCATCATCTTTAGACTTACCCTCGATTTTTAGAACATTTTTTTCTAGTTCTACATTAACTTCCTTTTTATCGAACCCAGCAATAGCAAGTTCAATAACGAAATTTTCGTCATCTACTTTTACAATATTGTAGGGTGGATAGTTTTGTTGGTTCACGACAGACTGAGCTTGTAACTGCTGAAATAGTCTATCAAATCCAATTGAAAAAGGACTGAATCGTCCAAAAGTTTCTTCGTATATTGTCATAATTTCCTCCTTTTAATAAGCGAAGATTTAATATAGGCCTCGCCTACCGAGCACCTATATACTATATATAATACTTCTTTCCTATTTTTCAAGTTCTTTGTCCCTTTCTTTTAACCATTCTACATAATTTAAGGTTGTATCTTCTCTATTCCTAAACCATAAATTAACTGCCCACTTTTCTCCTCTGATTACAGGATCTGCTCCATGTTCTGAGCTAGGATCTGGGACTTGTGTTCCGATATATGTATTCGTAAATATAACTGCTTTGCCTTTTTGAGGATTAATTATTTTGCCATACCTAGGAAACCTAGTTCCGCCTCCTTCTGGCACATCATTTAAATATAATAAAACTGTTGCTACTCTATTTCCACGAACATTTCCACTACCAGGATTTGCTCCTGTTTGTTGTGGTTCCAATCTTACTGAGCCAGGTTCAAATGCGTCTTTATGTGGTCTATATTCTTCTCCCTCTCCATAATGTACTACTTGCATATTTTCTGCCTGACTCCAATGTATTTGTAAAAGTACGCTTGCCTTTTTTAATACTTCTCTCGCTATAGCACTCTTCCCATAACTTAGAAATGCGTTACTATTTGTTCTTTGATCTGATAATTTAGTTTTTTGTTTTCCCTGTTCTTCAGCATCCATGTCTACAACATGAGCTCTTTTCATATCACAATGTTCTTTACAATCTTCTAAAAGTTGGTCAGCTTCTTCTGCTGTTAGGAAGTCATGAACTTCCATTAACGTAGGATTAAAAAGATTATGTACTTGTACTTTCAATGCCATTATAAAAACCTTTCAATTCGGGAAATGAATATAGGAAACTTGTATTTCTTCTTTTATCATGTTCTTGCACAAAACGCTTAAAGTCTCTTCTGTGCATGTGTAACTTTTCCCCTGTGTACCTGTTGTTTGATATCCATTTTATTGTTCTTTTGAACTTTTCATATTCACCTTCAGTAAACATATCAGGTAAGACCAATTTACGCATATAGTTTAATTGTTCTTCCATTATACTTATACTCATATCGTCTGCAATCATGGCAGTTAGGTGTTCTGGTTGCACCATATGTGGTGTATCTATTGTAACTTGTCCAGGAAAACGCCTTTTCCAAAATGCTATTCTAGTTAGTAAATCCTCGAATCCGTGTATTGATAAAAAACAATATGTAACCATAAATCCTACATCTACGCCCGCCTCTAGTACCCTTAGAACGTTTTTCTCGAAGTGGGATATATCTAAACCGTTACGAATCCATTCAGCACGTTTACCCCAATTATCTATACTCACATATAGCTTATTATTAGGTATATCTGAGACTAGATCTAAGTACCTCTGCACCCTTTTCTCGGATATCATTAAGTTAGAGTTACTTTGAAAAGAAAGCTTCGGATTAGGGTTATCTTTGACGTATTGTAGCAGTTTATATGTGTTTTTATCTAATAAAGGCTCCCCTCCTGTTAGTCTTAGCACAAATAAGTGTTCGTATGCCTCAGGTAGCCATTTCCAAAACTTCTGTATATACGGATTATCTTCTGTAGGTATAATATCTGTCCTACTGACATATTGTGACTTAGAACTGTTATCTTCTAAATTGTATTCTCCGTATTCCTCTATTTCCTTCTGCCACATACTAGATTTAGCAGGAGTACAATAACTGCAAGACATTTGACATTTGTTTGTAAATGATAATTCTAAATATCTAGGATATGCGTAATCTAGTCCTATATTTACAGCTTCTTTTACCACATTTTTACTATCTTGAAAAAACTGTGCTGCTAATGTTTGTCTATCTGATACTAAACCTAAATCTTCTACTTCCCAGCAATATGAACATTCATCTGGCCTTTCACCATTTAACATCTGTGACCGTTGTTCTATTTTATGTGGTGTATTATGTAAATCTGAGTCTAATGGGATTTTTTGCTGAGGACAATGATAACACGAATGGTTCATGCCTTCTGCTAAGTGCATTTCTTGATGAAACCATTTAAGGACACAAAAACCTTGTCCTATTTTATTTTGTTCTTCTTTGATTAAATCTAAATAATATAGATCTTTATTTGACCTTCTTTCCAATGTTGTATTTGGGTATTAAGTCCCACTCTCCCTTTTCCTTGAATGATATAATTTTTATTTGACTCAAGGGAGCTTGTTCTCCTAATTCTCCAATAACATCTACCAAGCCCCAATCAGACAATAATTTAGCAATTGTGTTTCTACGTTGTAAATCGTTTTCTAGGAAGTCTGCATCTTTTCCATCTAGGGCGAAAAGTTCTTTGAAGTGTACTATAAAATACCTACCTTTCTTATGCAAAATATGACATGACTGATATAAGACTTTTTCTTTCTTGGAAGCTACACCTATTCGAGATAGGGTTTCTCTAACCTTTAAAAAGTCTTCTGGATCTTTTAATGAAACTTCTAGAGGGGCATACCCGGGGAAGTCAATATTAAAAAAATTCTCTTGATCACTCATTGTCAATTGTTGCCTAAAAAATAAGTTATGATATACTCAATATTTATAACTTACCGCCTTTTGACTTATTTTGGTACAGTTTTATTCTATCTAAATCTGTCTCCGATAATAAGTTTAAGGCCTGCTTTGCTTTCATAAATGAATAACCAAAGAATTTTTGTACTGCTTCTATGTTCTCTTCTTCTGACTTCAACCACTTGTTATAACGTTTTGCCTTTCTAACCACGTGGCGTAGGAAATCATATTGCATTTTATTGTCTAAGTGAGATCTAGAATTCATCTCATTGCCTGCAATAACTGTATCTTTACCATAACCCATAGCACGATTTACAATAAAAGGAACATATTCGTTTTCTGTCCTTTCATCGACCATCAAGTCTTCTTTTGTATAATTTATGCTATTGGCAAAATCAAAGGGAGAAAGCTTTTTAATTTTATCTTGGAATTCTTCCTCATTTATGTCCTCTACAGGTTTTCCAAATCCTTCTAATATTGCGTCGCTCATGAAAACTCCACATTTGCCATTATTTCTGTTAAACAAGCAGTCAAGTTAATTTCTTGATCTGCGACAAAAGCTGCTTTGTACTGATAATCTGCAATAAGCAAAACTAGATGAGGAATACCCTTAACTTCGGGCAGTAATATATCATATATTTGTCTAAATATCATCTGAGGGTCAGTATCTACATTATTCACTACCCATTGCCTCATCTTTTTCCAGTCCTTATCTCTAAGGGACTCTATTAAGTTCTTAGCGTTTATTTCCTGGAAGTTACTTAATATACCCTCATCTATAATTCCGCTTACAGAGTATCTTTGGAGTTCATTAAGTACCCTACGATAGTCTGGAAAGTATTTCATCAATAACTCTGCTAATACTTTCTCACTATAATCTACATTCTCATTAGTTAAGATGTATTGCATACGTTCTAAAAACTTAGACGCCATCTTAGGGCGATCTTTAGGAGCTATCTTAAAGTCTATGACAGTTGTTCTACTGTGCAAAGGTTTGATAATCCTATTACTGTAATTACAAGTAAAAATAAACCTACAGTTTTCTGAGAAGTTTTCGATAAAGGCTCTAAGTGCAGGTTGTACACTATCTCTATTCAAATAGTCTGCCTCATCTAAAATTACGACTTTAGTTTTACCTTCAAAAGACACAGCAGATGCAAACTGCTTAATCTTTGTTCTGAGAGTATCTATTTGTCTACCTTCATCACTACCATTTATAATAATGTAATCACAACCTAACTCTTCACATAAAGCACGCGCGAGCGTAGTCTTTCCTGTACCCGCTGTGCCTGATAGTAATAAGTTAGGTATTTCTTTTTTAGATATAAACTGCTGAAACTGCTTTTTAACAGATTCAGGCAATATACAAT